TTAAGGTTGAGGCCCTGGGCGACGAGATCCTGCACGCCCTCGGCCAGGATCTTTGGGCCGAGGTTGGTGCGGTTGCGGCCCGACAGGGCCAGCAGGTCCTTGCTGATGCCTTTGAGATCAGCGCCGGAGGCGTTCGCCGTCTTACCGATCTCGCTCAGCACCTGCTCGAATTGCGCGGCGGTGCGCACACTGGCCATCAGGCCAACGCCGATCGCCGCAGCGCCGGCTGCAGCCTGCTGCCACAGCGCGCCATCGAGCATCCCCTTGAAGCCTTTGCGGCCTGCCGTCGCCGCATCGTTCATCGTGCGGGAGACGTTCCGCCCGAACGACGACACTTGCGTCTGCGCGCCACGCAGAGCCGATCCGAGACTGGCGCCGATCTTGCCGCCGATCTCGATCGTGATCTTCTGGGGGCCGCCGCCGATCATTTGGATCCCAGCTGTTTGGCAATTTCAGTCTCAACGATCTGGGCCTGCTTGAACCAGGCCCAGAAGTCGTCCACTTCCAGTTCCAACACTTCGGCCAGACCCCAGCCAGTCAGCTTTGACAGGACGATGATCGCCTGCCTCAACCGCTCTTCTGAGATCTGGCCAACTTGAAAGCCGCGACCTGCGCCTCACACTTGTCCCAGTCGGCGCTGTCGAGTTCGAGCACGTCGTCGGGGGTGATCTCGCAAAGGTTCGCGACAAGGTTAACGCCCATCTCCGCCTCGCTGCCGCCGGCTTTTTGCGCCGCCATCAGGTCGCGCACCTTGGGGCGGCGCATGACCAGGTGCTTCACTTCAACGCCGCTGATCTCAATCGGGAAGTCGAGCTCGATCTTCGCGGTGTTCGGATGCAGGTTCTTCGTCATTCAGATTAGACCCCGATGGCGGTGCGGATAGTTTCCAGCTGATCGACGCCGCTGATGCGACGGATCATGTTCACCTTGTCGATCTCGATCAGCTGGCGGCCGCCGACGGTGAGCTTGAAGTAGCGGAGGGTGTAGGCGAACGTGCCGGTGCTCATGTCGCCGGCGGTCCAATCGCCCGGATCCAGCTCCTTGATGTTGCCGGTCATGTTGACCACCACCGGCACGGCAACCTCGCCATCACGACGCATAGCGCCGCGAGCGGTCAACTGTGCATCGGCAGAAGCAAGGCCGAACAGGGCAATGATGTCCGGGTTGTACTCGGCCAGCTCGAAGCTGCCTTCCAGCTTCTCCATGCCCATGTCGAGTTCGACGGGGGCGTCCATGCCGCCGCCGCGGAACTCCTCCATCTTGGTGGTGAGGGTAGGCAGGGTCAGCGTCTGGATGGTGCCGGCGAGGCCGCGGCCATCAACGAAGAGGCTGAAGTTTTTCAGAACGCGGGGGATTTGGGCCATGGGTCAGTCCTCAGGCGAAAAGATCGATGACGTAGCTGTTGACCAGGTGGCTGCGGAAGGTCACGCGCTCCGCGGGATAGGGAGGCGTGAACTCAAAGTCGAAGAAGACCTGGCCGTTGGCGATGCTGGTGGGGCTGTTGAGTTCAGGATCCACCCAGACGTCGCCGCCGAGGATGGCGCCCCGGGCCTTAAGGCTGCGCAGGTAGCCGCGCACGCTCTCCATCACCTCCTCAAGGTAGGTGGCAGTGATGCAGCGATCGACAGCCCACAGGTGGCCGCGGAGGATGCTCTCGTTGACCATGTCCGCGGTACGACGCACCGAGAGGAAGGCATAGAGCGGATCGCTTGCCAGGGTGCGGTTGCCCCACAGGCGGAAGCCCTGCTCGCGCACGATGGTGGCGATCTTGGCTTCGTTCAAGAGGTTGGCCCGGCTGGTGTAGTCGCCGAGGGTGAAGTCGATGGCGCGCGAGGTGCCTTCGATGCCGGCGATTATGTTGTTTGAGGGGCTCCACCAGAAGCCGCGCTCGTTGTCGACCTTGTTGATCAGGCCGGCCACAGCAGCGGAAGCGGGCACGCTCTCGCCGTCGCGCAGCACCCAGGGGTCGATCACGTAGATGCGATCGGAGCCGAAGTCGTCAGCGATCTGGATCGCGGCGGCGTCGGTGGTGTTTGGGCCGTCGGCAATGATCACCGCGCGGAGGCGGTTGGCAATGCCGAGCAGCTCGGTCAGCACTTCGGAGCGAACGATGCCGCGGTTGACGGTCCCGGCGACGGCCTGCACGCCGCCTGCAGGAGGCGCAGCGATGGCGACGGTCGGATTGGTGGTGTAGCCCTTGCCGGGGTTGGTGATCGTGATGCTCACGACCTTGCCGGCGTTAGCGCCGGTGCCGAGCACGGCCACCGCAGTGGCGCCGGAGCCGCCGCCGCCGCTGATGGTCACGGCCGGCGCGGTCGTGTAGCCAGAGCCCTGGGTCTGCACGGCGATCGAAAGGATGCCGTTGCTGGTGCGCTGGTGGGTAAAGCCAGGGGCCAGCAGGATGCGAGGGCTGAAGCCGACTTCGTTTTCAGCAGCGAGGAAGGCGTGGACGCCTTCGTAGGCGTGGGTGGCGTTGTTGATGCCGCCGCGCACGTTGTTAATGGTGGCGGCTTCGTCGAGGCCCTCCTCCACGCATACGACGACGACGACGGCGCCGGCCTGGTCGTAGATCAGGTTGAGGGCCGACTGCAGGGTGCCGGTGGTTCCGAGGCCCGCCATGTCGCTGCGACGAGAGACGAGCACTGGAGTGTTGAGGGGGAATTTCTCAGCGTCCGCGTCGGGCGCGGTGCCGATGAGGCCGATTACCGAGGATCGGACGGTCTGGATCGGCCGGGCCCCAGTGTCGATCTGGAGAACCTCTAGGCCGTGCAAAAAGGTTGTTGTCATGGGTAGGAGGATCCTCCTGTCTTGATGATTCTAGGGGTGCTCAACGACTCTGACCCCGCAGCTTCTTGCGGCCGCGGCGACGGGGGCGAGAATTTTGGCCTTGGCCTTGGGAAGTGGTTTTTGGCGGGCCGGGCTGGTGGTCGATGCGGGCGACGCCGATCTTAGATCGAACTTCCATCAGTTCCAGGAGATGTTGACGGCGCCAGCGTCAAAGGCGTCGGTGCCGTTGGCGGTGACGATGCGGAGGTAGTTGAGGACACCAGCCAGTTCGACGAAGCCGCCAGAGATCGTCGAGCCCTGCGTGCCACCGGTGACGACGTGGCCGGATGCAACCCAGGCGTTGCCGCCGATGTTGTCGAAGTTCAGCTGACCAAAGTGGGAATAGGAAGCGGCGTTGTTGAAGATCGGGATGCCGGCGGTAGATGAGACCGGCACGACCCCGCTGGCCCAGGAAAAGACGCTATAGCCGGCGTAGCCCGATGTCGTCGGCGCGCCGCCGGTGCCGAGCTGCACGAGGATGTTGGCGGCGCCGTTGGTGGAGACGTACCAGAGGTTGAGGGTGATCCGGCGGGCCCAGGAGGGGATGCCGCTGAACTCCTTGAAGACGCCGCTGGTGGTTGCCTGTTGGGTGCCGAGGCGGATCAGCGACTCGCCAACCTTCGTGCTAGTGACAGCACTGTCAGCGATCTTTGCCGTCGTGACAGCGGCATCTGCCAAATCCTCAGTAACGACAGCACTCGGTGCAATCTTTTCAGTTGTGATCGCAGCATTGGCGATGTCAGCGGTGCCGATAGGGCCGTCGGTGAACGCACGGCGGGCCAGCATCCCGACGAGCGGCACCTGATCCGGCTCAGTGCCGATTACTTCATCCGTAAGAAACTTGTCGTCCGCTTCCGCCTTGGTGTATCCATCAGTCAGCGACGGCACCGCATCCCGATTAAGGAACGCAAGCTCGCCCAGCTCACCAGAGTGGGGGATCTCGTTCGGCCGTGTTCCCATGGTTTTGTCTCGGAATCAGGATGCCCACACCCTGTGTGGGGTGTTGGGCGGGTCGATGATCAGCACGGCAAGCGCTTCTGGCAGCTCGATGCGCTCCAACAGACGAAGGTTGGAGTGGAAGCCAGGAAGCTCCTCGCCATCGTCGTTATAGAGAACGCCGATCAGATCTAAGGCGTGATGCGCACTTGCTTCACTTGCCAGCTCAGCCTCTTGCAAGGCGGTAAGCATGGTGTCTTCGTCAGTGGCGCGGAGATAAAGGTCGATCATTGGTCAGCTCAGCAGAGAATCAAGTTCGAGGTTGGGGATGCGCTTCGGATAGTAGGCAATCCGGCGGATATACCCATTCATAAAACGGCCGGCTTGACTGCCGCCGATGCGCATAGTCGTCGGGATAGCGGTTAGCACAGCGCCTGATGTATCAGATGCCGAGTTTCCGTCGCTTGCGCGGAACACGAAGTCGTCCTGTTTGTAAGCAGCAGCAAGTTTGCGCGCTGTACCCGCAACATACGCAGGAGAATCGGGTCCCATGCTTGCAGCTGTCGTCGTACCAGGTGCTAGAACCCGGTAGCTATTGATGCCTACTTCGATCAGATTTTGCTGCGCACCGGAGTCGAGGGATAGCAAGATGCCGTCCTCAAGACTAGCCAGCACTGGGCGAACTTCCGCACCCCAAAAGAACATGCCAGATGTGCCATCACCCGTATATGAAGGAGCAACCACCGCCGTAACGCTTGAAGCAAGATAGATACGGAATGTACTAGGAAGCAACGTGCTGACATCAACTAGTACTGTGCAGAGATACCAGCCGTCTCCGACAGACGTGATCGTCGCCGAACGTCCCGGCGCGCTTCCAGTCAGATCGGTGGCCGTAGCAGCTTGAAGGTTAAAGAACCCACCGCCAGAAGCAGCGCCGCCAACAATCATTGAAAAGCGACTACGTTCGGCCGCCTTTGCATACACACTTAAGCTGTAGGTTATGCTTGAGACAAAGGTAAGCGTTTGCCTTACGTCGTGGCCGCTCAATGCTGTCGTTTCGACGACTTTATCTGCTGTCAGCGTGCTGTCTGGAGCTGTCGTGTTATTGGCGGTGACGGTAGTATTAGTCTTTGTCCATGCGGCATTGTCGAAGGCGCTGCCGTTGCTTACTAGATCGTTACCTGTTTCATTAAGCAAGCTGTTTTCAGCAGCGCCGTCAATAAAGAACGAGCCTTCGAGCGAGTTGAACCAACTTAGGTTCGATGAAGTCACGACGTCAGCCGCGCGTGTTGCCGAAGCGGTCGTCGTTTTGATGTAGGAGCTTGGCGCTGCGCCGACCTCAAACTGCATACCCCAGGCGAAAACCCCGGAGCTGCCGTCGCCTAGGTAAGGAGTTCCGTTGGTGACTGCAGCGCTGTAGTCTGCATCAAGCGGCGTCACGCGCATGTCAGACGCTCCGCTGCTGACAGCAGTCATCGAAATGCTTACGCGCACCCAGCCGTTGCCGAGCTTCTGTGCTGCTGCTTGCAAGTTGGCGCCGCTCGCGGCGCTTGTGGCGATAATCTCTCCAATCGCAAGATTGACGTTTGCCCAAACACCGCCGGCAGCCGTGCCGGTATAGACACGAGCAATGTTACGGCCAGCGCTCTTGAGGTAAACCGAAAAGCTGTAGCGAACGCCAAGTGATAAACTAAAAGTTCTTGCGACGTAACGGTTAGCCGACGCAGAAGACTCAACAATCTTGTCTGCAGTGAGTGTGCCATCTGGCGCAGTGTCAGCATTTGCAGTTATTGTTACGTCTTGCTTTGTCCAGTAGGCGTTGTCGAACTCCTCCGAATAGAGTGCCAGATTTGTGCGTGATGGCTGAATACGAAGGCCACGGCTCTCTCCGATTGCAAAGTCCAGCTCGAAGCGCGGCTCATTGGCAGCAGCTAACGCAATGCGGCCGTCGACGGTCACGTAGGCGCCTGGGGTCGCCCGCGTGATGCTTAGCCGAGGGTCAAGGTAACCGCTGTTGGCAAAGTCAAGCAGTAGTGACGGGCGAATGTCTGGATAGTTTTTCATGGCTGTGAGTTCAAAGAGCTTTGTGATGTCCAGATCAATCGACTCTAGGGCTTCCCGGAGCCGCAGGACGTCGGTGGACAGAAGGTTAATCGGTGACGGTTTTTGATAGCCTCGCGCGCCAGTGCGGTCGTCGTTGCCAAAAGCTAAGGCGTATTTAAGGTCCTGATAGACATCGAGATAGCGTTCGGCGAACTCTCTTTGAGCAGCGGCCGAAAAGTGCACTGCGTCTGAAGTGCTGTTGCTGCCAAGTCCATCGGAAGTAACGAACGCAGAGCGATCAATGAATGTCGCTACCGATGCCAGGACGCCTTGAATAGCCTGATGCGATGCACTTCCAGCAACAATCAACGGCGTCATGCCGCCGCAAATGAACAGCGCTGACCCGGCTCCGGTAATGCGCGTGCGGAAGTCTTGTACCAACGCCGACAGATTTGCTTGGTACGTCGCCGCCGAATTGCTCACATTCGCGTCGCTCTCGCCCTGGTGCCAAAGGATTCCTTTCAGCTTCCCGCCAGTGGCGGCGAGTGCGGCGTTCGCTTGGGTGATCGCTCCCTCGTGATAGACCTTGCCGGTACCCCATCCATTGTTCGCGAAACCAGAACCGCCTTTGGCGCGTGGCACGATGAGCACATCGCGACCCGTTGCTTGCTTGTAAAGCACGGCGAAGCGATATGCGAAACCAACCGTGGTTGTCGGGTCAAAGTTGCGGAGCGGGTTGACTGCGTCAATTACGCTTTGCGTGGTGGTATCCCATTGCTTCACCCCTTCAACGACAACAGCATCCTGAGCAGCGTTTAACGTCTGCCCGCGACCAACAGCGTTCGACTGACCGGCGAGGAGGAAAACGTCGTAGGACATAGGATCAGATCACCACGAGGCGGAGCTGGCGCAGCTGCGGACGGACGGCAGCCGTTCCAGTGAGGGTAAGGTGCACGCGAGTGGTCGTGCCACCGGCGGCAAAGTTGGCGACGGTGTAGATCTGCTCGACCCAGCCATCGCCCACCGGCGAGCTGCTGGTCAAGCTCACCGTCTGCAAGGTGCCGTCGCTCTTCTCGAACTCGACCAGCACGCTTGCCGCGCCGGGCAGCAGCGCCTCGAAAGTGCAGCTCACCTTCGCGCCAGCCGCGCAGGGCACCGCGCGGCTTACATAGGTGCCGGTCTCGCCAAGGTTGCCGTAGACCGCCTGGCTGCCAGCGAAAAGGTAGGGGCTGGTGGTCGTCGTGCCGCGCAGCACCGCAGAAAGGGTAAGCGGCACGTTGACGTCCTCGGCCAGCTGGATGCGGGCGTTGTCGGCGCCGCGTATCTGAGAGCCGTCGGGCCGAGTGAAGACGAACTCGGCATCGGTTTCGGAGCTGATGCGCTCGACGCCGGCCAGCGCCACCAGGTCGGTTATGTCGCCGGCGGAGATAAGGATCGTTCCGGTCGCGGGCGTCGCCGGGCTATTTGCCACCGTGTAAGTGAACCTGGTTGGGGTGATGACGGTGACCGTGAAAGCGCCGTTGTAGTCAGTCTGGGTCGCGCCGCTGATCACAACCTTCTGGTCGGTGGCGAAGCCATGCGGCGTGCTGGTGGTGAGCGTTGCGGTGCCGCCGGAGCGGGTGAGGCTCGACACCGCAGCGCCGCGCAGCTGGCCCAGGGTGATCGTCCGGGTGGTGCTGGTGAAGCGGGCCCCGTACATTTTGAAGGTGAGGTCCGACTCCTGCACCGGCGTCCAGGTCGAAGCGTTGCTCGATTTAAGCAGCGTGCCGATTGTGTAGGGCTGCGAGGTAACGAATTGCTGGGCGGCGCTGTCGAATTTGCCGAGCTCAGCAAGGCCGACCGCGTGCTCGGCGTCGTCAGTCAGCAGCACCATGGCGTATTCGACGCCAGCCTGCAGGTAGACGGGCCTGGTGAGGCTGATCTTGTTCCACTGCCCCACCGTGATCGCCGTGCCCTGGATCACGCCCTCGGCCAGGGTTGTGGAGTTGGGAAGGCCGACCTCAGTCTCGCGGATCTCCAGGTAGACCTTGTTGGCTGTGTTGCCGCGCGCGGTGAATTTGAACTCAACGCTGGTGAGGTGCCGCGACTGATCCAGCCGGAAGGTCTGCGCCAGCGGATCAAAAAACCGGGTCTCGATCGTGGTGAGTTGCCGCTGGGTGCGGGTCAGGATTGTGCCGGAGCCGATGAAGCGCGCGGCGCCGAAGCTGCCCTGGTTGCCCAGGAAGGTGACGCGCTTCGTGCCGACTGGCACTTTCGCCGGGATCGTGAAGGAGCCGGAAATCTGCCCGGCAGCATTTGCGGTGAGGGGCATGGTTATCAGGCGGGGGTGACGTCGATTCCGTCGAACTTGACCTCGGTGAGCGTTTCACCGGTATCGAAGCCCGCGAGGGTGAAGTTGACCTGGATCTGGCGGAGGAACTCGGCGGGCCGCTCAGTCTCGCTGAGCAGCTCGGTGCGGGTGGTGGTGATCACGCTGTCGATCGCAAAGCGTCCTGTCTCGCCGAGCCAAGTGCTGATCCGCTGAGTGACGCCTGATGCCCAAACGGTTTCGACAGCCGTAAAGCGATCGACTGCAGGGGTCAGCACCACAGCTGCAGGGATCGGATCAAACGCCTGATAGGGATTGATCTTGCTGCTGCCGGTCTGCCGCGTCTGCTCCAGGATGATCTCCTCGGTATAGGGGAGCA